ATGTGGAGGTATCAGTCAAGTATTGATGCCAAACATAGGGGACGCAAACATTGTCAACAACTGTAGATACGTATCTGAAGGTGGTTGGAAGGCAGATGTTGGGTTTGAGTCATGGTGGCATGCGCCTGCATCTTGGACTGTTACCAGTGCCATTGTAACAAAGTACTTTACTGACAAAGTTGATGCCGTTTATCAATGGAAAAGACAGGGCACCAATGACATTTACACCTTTATTGAGCAGTCAGGGCGATTGTACTATGCCATTGGTAACAAAGGACAGGGTGCAACCTATACTGGTGCCTTCTATGAGAATGACTTGGTAACGATTGACAGTGACCGGTACATACCTAAACTGGGCGATGTCGGTAGTCAGTTTGTGAACCTGGGACAACATCTGTTGATTATTAATGGACGGGACCGTGCAATACTCTTTAGTGGTGATCAAGTCTATCGAGACTTTGGTTTTGTATTACAGACTCCAAGTTGTGACCCTTTGGATGTGGCTACTGAGTACCAGAACAATAAAGTGTTAAGTGGTGGTGCTGCTGTTGCTTACAATAAAGTATCTCAGTATGGTCTGGGTGATGTGACAGAAAATGTACAATATACCTACAACTACAAAATGACAATGATTTCAGACTTGGGTGCAGAGTCCCCATTGAGTGCTGCACAAAGTGTTTCATGGTCTATTCCAAACGCACAGAACAAACGATACGGTGTTGCGCTTGACTTGCCAATAGGTCAAGATGGTGTGGTGGCAAGACGCATTTACCGCACCAAAGAGATAGCCACAAACGGTCAACTGTACTACTTTGTGTCTCAACTCGATGAGAACTCTAGTCGATTCTACATAGATGCCATGCCAGATCGATTCTTGGTTGATCAAGCCCCATCGTTTACGGCAAGTACACCCATCACTACAGATTGGAAGTTTGGTGAAGTATGGGACAATCGACTTTGGTTGGCAGCAGGTAGCCGTATTATCTATTCTGATAAGGGTATATTTGAGCAGTTTGGGGCTTTGGCATACTTTGATTTAGGTAACCAGACTGGTGGCGACATAACCCAACTTGTAGCCTTTTATAATAATTTAATTGTATTCCGTGAAACCGCTATAAATATTATAAGTTTTGATACTGAAAGTTATAACATCAGCACCATCACTAACACGCTTGGCACAGTAGCCAGTAAGGCTGTAGTAGTCATACCCCAGTTAGGTGTAGTCTTTATAAACGAACAAGGTGTGTGGATGCTCTCAGGTGGCTTAAACGGTGGTGCATCGATAAGCATGCAGAAGATAAGCAAACCCATCGACAAACTATTGCGTAGAGTCAATCGTTCGATGATGCACAAAGCTATTGCAGCATACTCATACCGAGAAAAGGAAGTGTGGATGCACCTTCCAACAGACGATTCGACTACACCAGACTTTGGGTTTGTTTTACACTTGACTCCTCAGAATCCAATGTGGTCTATCCGTACTGACTTGGAGACACCAACCAACAGCTATTGGTCTGCCATGTCTACAACCGTCAATGGGTACTTCTTGTTGGGCAATGACCCCAACTGGACACCGGCATTGGATGCAGAGACAAACAAGTTGGGTCCACTTCAAGTTATGAGTTCCAGTTCACATTGGGGCCAGGCCGGTAAGATTACTGCATTTGGTGACAACGTTACGCTTGCTATTACAGACACAGCGCACAATGGCCACCAATGGGAAAGTGCTTGGTACAACTCAAATGAGAACAGTGTCAAAGTGCGATACTATAGTGTAGAACTTCGCATTATTTCATATGGAGACAATGGGTTCGACTTCTTTTATGGGATTGACTACTCGTACACAGAAAGTACAACATCCACTCAGAAGCAAGCAAAGAGTGAAACGGTGTACACCATCAAGGAAGATGCCGTGTTTGGTCCTGCAAATCTGTCTGTAACCAAGGTGCCATTTACAGTCAACTCTAGTAAGATTGCAGAAGGCAGGTTGATAACATTGCGATACGATGTCAATACGGAACTGTGTGACCAGTTTAAGTTTGGTGTACGAACCACAAACTCTCAGCAGTGGCACCTACTGTCGTTCAACATCCTGTCAGACTCAGTCGCCATGCCAGCACTCAACCAGTCCACGAAGGTGTCACGATGAAAGTATTTACACAGGTAGGACAGAAAGACCTAGACCAGGTCAAACCAGAGAACATTAATGACAACTCACGGCAAGTTGTTGGTGAGTACAACGGTAAACTGGATGGTCAGAACTTTCCAGTGGCTACTATAGATAAGCTTCAACTAACACCATCAACACTAACATCACAAAGCACTGTCAATGTGTTTGGTTTTAAACATGAGGGCCAAACACAAGACTACCACTTTGTTCGCAGATGGAATACCTATGAAGGCAATATAAACGTGCATTTGCCACTACATTCTTTTGATTTGCAAAATAACAGTTGGTCAAGTGGGTGGAATTGCCTGTGTGATATAGACAGTTCTTTTAATGATTTTGTGATTGAATTTCAAGCGTCAAATGGTATGTTACATGGATGTTTTGATATAAACTTTAGGCACGGTGTAGACAGAATACTAGATTCTACTCCAATAGCAGCAAGTTGGTCAGCAGACTGGTGGTCACGGTGGGGATTGTTTTGCAACGGAGTATTGATAGCTGAGACAAGTAGAGTGTATCCTCGATTGGAAAATTTAAGTGTACCTTACAAAGTATTTGTTGGCAGTCAACCCATTAGATTGGAACTGCGATGGAAAACCATTAATACTGACCCTGTGGATGAATTAGGTGTAAATGTAACACCCATTTCAAGAATGGAAATATACGGTGCATCCATATGGGCATGCAACACTAAGAGGTAGACATGGGTAAAATCACAAATCAATACTTTGAAGGTGGGCAAGCACCAACAGCAGCGCAACTAAATGCTGTGTATAATAGTGTTGCTGCTGATAGTGTAAAAGATGTCAACCTTGATACAGAATGGGCGCAACGCAAACATTTTAGCGATTCCAATAGCATTACATCTTTATATACATTTGATTATGACGGTACAACAGAACAAACTATATCAAGCACTTCGTATACAACCATAAACAATACTGGAAGCAATCCAAGTCAAGTGCTTCCAAGTTATACCACACACGGTCATGTTCTAGTAAGAGTTCATGCAAGTGGACTGATTACTACTTGTACATTAGATGTAGACGATGGAAATGGGACAAGTTCACAAATTAACAGAAATACATATGCTTTTCGTCTTTTTATGACAACAAACAGTACAACTGTTGACTTAGCAAATTGTACATACAGTTTTACAGAAAAGGCAGCAATTACGACACCTGAAGTAAGTGTTGACATGGGGATACGGGATTCAATACAGTATCGAACGTTTGCATTTAGTGGACTTTTTGCACTTGCACCAAATAACACTATTGAAAAGATTGAACTTCAAGCATGTGTAGGCCATAATGGCAACACATTTAAAGTAGAGCACAATCACATACAGGTTATTGTAGTGGAGAACTAATGGCATTTACTAAACCATTTACATATGTCGACGGAGCTGTGTTATCGGCTACCAATCACGCATCCAATGAAGATGCATTGAGGGAATATGTCAACCAAGAAATCATTGCTGCTGACGTATCTGTGGATACCTTTGTTGGAGAGAGTATTGCTACCCCTCGTCTTATTACTTCTGTACAAACTGGTGACTTTGTTTCTAAGACTATTCAGGGTGTATCGAAAATACGATTACCACAAGCATATAGCTGGTTCACCTCAACCACTAAGAGCGACAATCAAACAAGCACTACGGTTGAAGATTATCAATCGTTAAGCAACACGGGTGCTGAAGTTGTGATCACAAAAAACAACACAAAAGTGATGATTACATTTTATGCCAAAGCGTTTGGTAGCGTAAATAGCACTGTTACTCGCAGTCCAGGAAACGGTCTTTGGGACAACGAGTTTGTGTTACTGTATGAATTGAATGGATTGATAACTAAGTATATTGGAACAAAAGCATATGTTTTTGAAAGCAGTAAACTTGCGGCTTCAAGTGGTGCCAAAGATCCAGATGCTAAAGGTAATGCCTGTGGTCATCGAAGCATAATGATGACTCGTATGCTAACATTAGGTGCAGGCAGATATAAGTTTTCAGTGGCAGTCAATGCCAAGGTTGAGAAGGGGCAGATTAACTGTCAAACATTTACAATAGAAACATTTCATGTGTAGGTGAACTATGGCATTAGGAACATTAGGTACAGCGGCATTGTTAGCAGGTGGTGGTACGGCTATTGGGGCTTTACCAGACATTATACCAAGCAAGTTTGAGCGTGACCAAAAGAAGCGACTTCGTGAAATGCAGCGTAAGCAAGAAATGGGTGCACTTGGATTAACAGATCGTGAGCGTTCTGCCATTGAGTCTCAGATGCGTGGACCACGTCAACAAGCACAACAGTTTGCAGATGCTGAACGTGCAAGGCTCACACAGCCTTCAGCACAGCCACAAATGGCATTGTTGGGCCAACAAATGGCAGACGAGAGTAGGCAGCGTCTAGAAGCAGATTTAGCATCGCAGATACTGGGTATGGACTTGACACGTGAAGCACAGCAAGAACAAGAAATAAAAGACCTTGAAGCAGCACAAGCACAATACAGACGAGCAAGACTAGAAGGCTTAACAGCACCTTTCCAAGCCGGTGCAGAAGCAGCTGTTGGTCAGATGGGATTGTCAAGACTTTTGGGAGAAGAGCCACAATCTATGGACTTAGCCTTCTTACAAAGAGAAGGTCGTCCAATAGATAGATTGACAGCACAACGTGACCTTAGGCAAAGAGCACGTTCAGCAGGGTTTTCTACCATGCCAACTGTAAACGACATATTATCATTGCCACCAAAAGAGCAGTATGACTACATGTACAGTAAACTTAATATGTCTGATGAAGAAATAGGTCAATACTTTGCTAACATTGGACAACGTAAAACCTTAAAGAATTTAAACATCCCAGGCAACGCTTTGGATGGCTCTAAATTTGGCATCTATGGAGGTGAACGTGGCTATTGAACAAGTAGGTGGGCAAGGGGTATACGTCATTACAGGTAGTGGTCGTGACCCTAGAAGAACTAGCAATGGGCAGTCATGGGCAGACCTTGTTACCAAGCAAAAGTACATGCTGTACAAAGCTGCACAAGACCAGGCTATACGCGAAGCAGAAGCCGGTCGTATATCCAATCAAGAAGCACAGAAGCGAATCCGAGAAGCTCGTAAAGAGTTGAACCGACAACAGGCTGCATTGCAACGCGATGTATCTAGGTTTGAACTAGAGGAAGTAAAGGAAGAGGGCCGTAGAGAACGTCAAGAGCAAAAGCAATCAGACAGATTGTTGACACAGACCGTTTCTACACGAGAGGGCGGATATAGTGGTACACGTACCGGTAGAGGCGAGCGCACTCCTAGACGTGCAGAATACATTGCTGAACAACAAAAGGCACTTAAGGACATTACTGATGACAACAAAAAACTTGGTAATCAACAAGCAAATTTAAACACCGATGTATTAAATGAAAAGTTTAAGGCTGAAAGCGGTGAACCAAATACATTTAAGGAAAAGTTAGAGCAACAACGGTTGAACAAAAAGCGTTTAAAAGACAACAATGCCGATACTGATCGTATACAAAAAGACATTGCTAAATTAAAAGATTACGATGAAGCTTTATTCCAAGATTGGTACGAGGTAAATGTACTTAAAGGTGCAAAAATGCAACCTGGTTCAACCAGTACATTTGACACCGATGATACACCAACAACTACAACAAGAAAAGTACGCACAGGCGATGTGCCAGAACTTAGCGACGTAGACTACTCTCCTCAGATTGAAGAGCGTAGAGCACGTATTGCGGAACTCCAAGCAGAACTAGAAGCATTGGGCATGGAGCAGACAGACCCTGTAGACGTTATTCAGCGTACACGTGATATTTATGGAGAGAAGTTTGCACCACCACCACGTGAACCAAGGGAGCCACGTGAACGTCGCAGGCTGTTTGGTAGACGTGCTGAAATGGATGCCTTGGGTGTTGAGGAGACAGCAGAAGAGCCTGTTGCAGAAACTGTAACGGAAGCCACAGAAACAGTAGAGCCTTCCCTGCCACCACTTGAAGCCGCCATGCAAGAAGGTGGTGTGGACATGGTTATGTCTGGTCAAGGTGGTATGGGTGTGCAACAAGGTCCTAGTGGTGTTGTTGAAGGTGAAAGACCTAGAGAGTCCTTAGACATGTCTGCTATGGAAATGACAACACCTACACGGCAAATAGTTGAAGGTCGCGCTGATGTAGGTCAATACTTAGGCGATAGAGCAACACCACAAGAAACAACTTTAATAAACACGTTCTTAAACAATCCGGAAAAATATCGTGGTCCAAGGGATCAATTCAGTACATTAGACAGTTATTTAGAAAGTATACCAAGGCCTTCTGTACCACCAACACCAACACCAACACGACAACCAATACGTAAAATGGGTAGGTTGCCGATGTTTGAGGAAGTTGTAGCACAACAAACAGCTGACCCTATTAAGCAAAGATTCGATGCTGTAAAAAACTTAGGTGCTGCTGAAAAGCAACAGACTGCATTGGAAATGATAATGCAAGCCCAAGAAGCCTACGGAGTGTCTAGCAAAGAGTATCAGAAGGCAAAGAAACGCATACTTGACATGCTTGCCAAGACTATGGACCCTAAGCAAGCTCGCAATATGAAGCGTGTGAAAACACTGCAAGACAATCAGCCTGGTCAATACTTTAGATTGGGCGACGACATCCGTGGATTGCGTGAAGACACAAAGAATCTAGTTGTATCATTGTTTCCAGTAAACGATGATACCAAGACAGACGAGATTGAAGGTTTGTATAAGAATGCACAGCAACAACTTCGACTTGGAATCAACGATAAAAGTCAAAAGCGTAAAGCATTGGACATGTTAGACTTAATGTACTTAGCAGTGATTACAGACAAGCGGTGATGTATGGCAAGACCTTCCAAACAGCAATTAGAGATTATCCTTAATAGACCGGTAGGGGATACACCAGAAGAGATTGAGTTGGCTTTGCAAGAAGCACAACGCTTGCAAGAGTTGGGTATACAACAAACATTTGTTGGGGATGCTAGGAAGGGCAAAACAGGTTTTACAGAGCAATACAACCTTACTAAACAGTCCATACAAAACAACCCAACATACACCCCACAACAAAAGCAACAACGGTTACTTGAACTCGATACGCTAGTGGGTTCTGGTCAGTTGCCTATACATGGTGGGTATTACGAGCGTACTATAAACAAAGTCTCTCCACCCCTCGAAGCAACCAGTGCCGGTATGGGTATGTTTGATTTGTTGGGTACAGCAACTGGTAGGCAGCAAACCATAGGGGACGTTAGAGCACAAATAGAAAAGCCAACTACAATAGATGCTCGTAGTACATTTGAAGGGTTGGTTAAGTCAAGGGTGTTGGGGCAACCGGCAAACGAACAAGACGCATACATAGCCGCTACAATGGCATTGTACGACAATGCCAAATTGGAAAATCCAACATTGACAGATGGTCAAGTCTTTAACAAGGCTATTGAGACACTCAACAGAATAAATGAGGATGCTCCACAAATAAGTAAACAAGAAGCAGAGAAGTTAGACCCTAGAACAAGGGATAAGTTTGGTACGGGTACGTCGTTAGAACTTGCTGCATCAGCTGTAGATTACCAAACCACAACTGGTACAGAACTGCCAATGTACACCGATGAGCAGTTGTCATATTTCCAAAGCATAGAAGAAGCAAAGTATGCTCCTGTCATTGAAAAGTACAAATTAGAAATAGAAAGTCCAGAACTAGAATTTCAATCAATGCCAAAGACATATAAGTTTGTGCTAGGTAAAGGTGATGTGGAGTTTGTACCCATATCTGTATTAGAGTATCTACGTGACAACCCAACAGGTGGTGTTGTTTACAATGCTGAGCGTGATGGTCGTATTATTAAAATGATTCAAGATGGAGACTTTGAACAGACTGACCGTAAAAGCATTGCATCTGGAGTCAGACAAGAAGCGGTGGCTAGAGTACGTGCGTACAAAGAGTTGGGCAATCCAGACTGGAAAACATCGTTTGACAAGCGTAAAGCAATACTGAGTGACCTTCCACTTTATGATGACATTGGTGCGTTTGAGACTAAGACATCCATTGGTGGTACAACTGAGAGTACGACTGGTAAATTTTTTCGTAACGCTTTTGCTTTGTCCAACGCTGCACTTGCTGCGAGTGTAGATGCAGCAAACATTGCCGGTGGTGCGGCTATGGGTGCCATTGCTGAAGGTTTAGAGTACACCGGTATGTTACCCGAACTCCCACCAGACGAATCATACTTTGACCCTATGATGACAAGTCGATTAAGGGAAGCAGAACGACCAAACCTGTACAAAGGCTATGGGTACATGGGTGCCATTGCTGACAACATCGCTAGAAACAAGGGTGTGTACGGAGAAGGTCAGGCTATATCTGAACAACTTAATCTTGAAGGTTGGGCAAAGTTTGGTACTGAAGGAGCCTACTTTGCATTGGAGCTTGTAGAGCCTAGTTTTGACTTAGGGTCAGGTGCAATAAAGGGTGGTTCGGCATATTTAAAAACTGCAAAAGCAAGTAAGTTGGTACATGATGCTCCATCATACGCAACAGCAAAAAAGGCAGCAAAGAAAGCATTTGTTGAAGAAATGCCTTTGATACAAGGTGCACAAGAAATTTCCAAAAGACTTGGCAAAGGCAAGATGCCACCTGACATGCAGTCAGCAGATGTAATGTTGACCATGAGCAACAATGTGGCTAGAAACCTAGAAGCCGAACGTATGGTTACCAAAGAAATGGCTACACTAGATGACCTTACAAGAGTAGGGCTAGAAGATACGGAAATAGCTTTACAAATAAAAAATGGTACAGAGCCAGTAGATGCTTCAAGGCAGTTTCGTCAGAAGATGATGAACAATGAAGAAACAGCGAAGATACTTAAAGAATATGATGAGTCATTACAAGTATTAGATGCAACGAAACTTAGGTATGACCTTGAAGGTACACTAGGTGACATGCGGAAGTATCGGGAGTTTCCTAAAGCAAATCAAGATATGGTCCGTAGAGCATTTGACGACATAGACCCATCAGACCCAATGCGACTGCAAAAGGCACAGCAGAACCTGGCTACCATGTATGGTCGAGCCTTATTCTTTGAGATTGCCCCAAAGAATGTGGACCTAAATAACTTGCAGTGGATTACCAAAAATACAATGGTAGACAAAGGTAGAGTTGCAGAAATAATTGCCAAAGCCGCACAAAGCAAAGTAGGTCAAGCCATAAACAAGGTGATGAAGTTTACAGATGGTGAACTGATACAGGCACAAAGACCTAGTAGAGATCCATCGTACAATGTCTTGGGTCAGACAATGTCGGCTAGCCCAGTAGAAACCAAAGCAGCATTTGATTTGGAAGGTATGGATGCACAAGAAATCGACGAGCTATTACAGACTATAGACACTCTTGACATATCACCAACAATAAAACAAAGTATTAAAGACGATATACGAATAGACAATACACTGTTTGTTGATGATTACAATCGACTGTTATCTGCAAATCGAGACAAGGTGGCTAGAATGTCACCGGATGCAGCAACCATAGAGGACATTAACAGATTGGATGCAAAGTCTAGGCGTGATTTGTTAGAAGCAGAAGGCACGGTAGGAAGGTCACCAGACACGTTTATAGGTGACACTTATAGGTCTGCCAAAGACTACATAAGTCAAACTGCTGTTGGTAGAAAAATACGAGACTTGTTTGTTGATTCACCAGCTCAAACTGCACATAAAAAAATTAAAGGTTTGTATAAAAAGGTGGGAGAGCCAATAGCAAATACGACACCAGACCTTGCTATGCAGCAACGTCGTATATTGGCAGAGCACAATGCCCAAATGGGTACGCTACCAATTCGCACTCAAAAGTTGTTTGATGATCTGATAAACAATCGCAACAACATCGTAGAGAGTTACGCGCTTACCACAAGAGATAAGTTGGCACCAGAGGAAGCATTGGGCTTAATGATTCTTGGTGAACAACGTACAAAAAATGGTGAACGCATCTTAGGTGTAGGCTCTGTAGAGCAGCGAGTAAACCTTCAAGGTACTCTCAAGTGGTTGCTGAGCAATACATTTGTACAGAAGATTGACATCGAATCTCCACGTTTCTCACAAGCTGACAACACGAGCGGTATTGCCCAATACTTTGACAACTCTATTTGGAATGGTCATGGTAAATCCTACATTGATCAACAGTTAGAAAAGTTGTCTGTAAGGGTACAGGATGACCCGTTGTCGTACTGGTCTGAAGTAAAAAAAATAATGGACGACGTAAACAATGCTATACAAGGTACCGATGAAGCAAGTCGTATACGTCCACTTGAGGTTGTTACTGAAGATGGCATCGAGTTTATAAATAAACCCATTGTGGATGCTAAATACAACTCACGAACGGTGCCCTCTATAACTGAAATAGAAATGGATGAGCGATTTGGTTTGCTCAATCTGTCAGCGTACTACGTTTCAGAATCACAAAGGGAGATGGCAAGGCTGCTGTCCAATACTTTGCAGGCAGACTTTACAGAGCTTGCAATAAAGAATCTAGTAGAAGGTACGGATGTAGGACAGGAAACGTTTGAGCAATCTGTTAAGGCTGCTGCCAACATTTTGTACAAAGTAGATGGTGATGAAATAAACCAATTCAATCAAATCAAACAAGTTGTACAAGCAGCGCATATGGAAGATGTGTTGGACAGCCTAGATACATCTATCAATGTATATAAAATAGATGAAGAGATTGTACGTGAAATGCGAAGGGGTGCTGAAGAGTTTAACAAAAGTCAAGGCAGTGTATACAATGATTTGGTTAAGCAGCAAGCCAAAAGCAACGAAGAGAAGTTGGTGGCTAAGCGTGTTCAACTCACCCAATCCAAGAAAAATATGTTGGACAGATTTGATACACAACGAGACACAATATTGGCAAGTGAAAAACTGAAGATAGCGGATGATTTAAAGAAGCAGATAGATAAGTTACCAAAAGACAAGCAACGCAATCCAGACTTTGTACGCATAGAGAAGGAGCGCGAAGTTGCTAGGGCTAAGGTTATAGCTGATGCAGACAAGGCTAGGAAGAAGGTGACCAAACTGAAGTTGCCCAAAGCACAGGGTGACAAGCAACGAAAGGCCATAACAGCAGAATCAAAGCAAAAGATAAAAGACTTGGAAGCCAAAGCAACTGCTGAAAAGGACGCTATACGCAAACAGTTTAAAGAACAAAAAAAACCGTATGTCAACGATAGTCCAGCTGTGCGTAAACTTAAAGTAGATGCATCTAAACGACTGAGAGCAGAGGAAAAGAAGTTTGTCAAAGAACGTGCTAACTTAGACGAAGCATTAAGAAACAGAAAGAATCAACAGTTAAAAGAATTTAAAAGAGACTTGTTTGATTCAACTGATGATTTGCTACGTCAAGTGCAAGATGCCAAAGTGGGTGTGAAAGACGAGATGGAATCTGTACGTGCTCAGTTGCAGAACATGAACAGCATTGAAGAAAAGATAGCGTACTTAAAAAGAAATGTGACAGACTACAACGAAGACTTTGACACGCTTCTAGAGAAGATAGACGATGCCATGTTGGATGAACAACAGTTGGCAGATTTAGCGACTGTGGTTGAAAATCATGCAGAGATTGTATTGCGAAACAACAACTACTCATATGCACTGACCGGTGATAACTGGTCGGGTGTTAAAGATGGTTTGGATACATTGTTTGCCAATGAAGGATATGCAGCAGCAGTCTTGGGAGAAGCAAACTTTAGGCAACTTAAAAGCGAAGTTCTGACAAAGACTTTAAACAGTCAACAAAGAGTCATACTTGAAGTCTTACGTGCTGAGCCTGGTTCGCTAGATGCTATACATAAAATTGCAAACACCCTTAACGATGCATTGTACATATCGGTACTTGGACTTAGACCTTCATCACACGTAAGAAACATTGTAACAGCACCAACACTAATATATCAAACAACAGGTCAGTTGGTCGGTGTTGGATACACCAAACGCGGATTCAATGCTGTAGCAGACGGTTCAAGGGTAAACAGTAAAGGGTATGGCAAGATTGCTGTTACTACTCCAGATGGTATGGTGTACACCAACGCAGACATATATACAGCACTACAACGAGCAGGTGTAAAATCAAAGTTCCAGTTTATACGAAGTGAGTTTCAACCTAGTAGTCCATTTATGAAGCAAGTTGATGACATGTACAATAAGAACTTGTCTAACTTTGCATGGGAGTTTATTAAAGACATCCCAAACAAATCGGTAGCCTTACAAACATACGAGGATTTCACTTTTCGTGCTGCTGTTATGATTAAGGCTTTGGAAGAAGGTCGTAGCCTAGAAGAGTCTGTCTCCCTTGCAAGACGCTCATTGTTTGATTACTCAGACATATCGCAAGATTTAAACAAAGTATTTCGAGCCATATTTGTGTTTTCGTCATTCACATATCAAAACATAATGGAAGGTCTTAGAGCCTTTTCAGATGTGTCCAAACTAAAACGATATGCCAAAATGATACGCGCAATTAAAAGCACCAACACGTTGTTGCGTAGTTTCAATGAAAATAAACAGTTGCCATATCAAATGTATTATCCAGAATTTGCACAGAATCGAATTGTGTATGAACTAAATACATACGACAACAAAGTAGCTTTTGCAATGGCACCGGCAATACCAGCTGTAGACACTATGACACAACTTATTGGATTTGCTTCATTGCCTTTAACTTACACAGGGCTTGAAGCAAAAGACATAGAAGCGATGGAAGTAATTGTAAATCTGCTTATGCCAATCTACAAAGAGGTGTTGCCACTTGAGCGTAAATATGAGTCTGGTAAAGCTAAGCCCGAAGTCATAAAACTTATAAAACTTGCGTATGGAGCCAAAACTCCAAATGAAATAGCAATGGAATTAGAGAGATTGGCCGGTGGTCGAGTGTCCCCTAAACTTGCAAAGAAGGGCGACAAAAGTGCTATTGATGGATACATCTATAAACTTGATGCGTCCCAACGCAAAAAACTGTATCACGAAACAATGTATACAATGATACAAATGACAGGCGCAAGCTCACAAGTTTCGGATTACGTTCGTCAGTTCTTTCCCGAAGGAACAGGATATGAACGCTTAAATCCTGTTCAACGCTTTGGTAGATTTATAGGTTTGTACGCAATCTCAACAGCAACAGACCCAGACGTACAGCAGAAAATAAATCTACAACGTAAATTATCTGAAATGCGCAAGATAGAACGTGCTGAACAAGAAGCACGGATTGGTGCTACACTCAGAGACAGAAACTTAATTCAACCATCGGAGGAACGATGAACATTAGACACATAGACCACCCAAGTATCAACGATACAAACGTAGCAGCAGTAGCACAGAACTTTGACGCTGCCAAATTTCACAAACACACACTTGTCGTGCCAGAGCAGATTGACACATCCGGCGGTTCGTTTCTAGGACGGCCAGAGTCTATCATAGTGCGCTGTACTGGGTTGGGTGGTAGCAATACCAGTCTTACAGTGAAGGGTACTTGGGATGAAGCAGGTGACCATGTATGGTTTCCAGACACAGCAGGTACGATTGCCTTAGGTGTTACCACAACCACAACAGGTAGTGCGGTATTTGAGTTTAGATTACCAGTGCAGTCTAAATTTTCCAACTCAGATGTATACTTTTTCTTCAAAATAAATGGTTCTGGAAACATCACAATTGACTACTCGCAGATTGTTTGGAGTGAATAATGCCAGTTGCCAGTCCATTTGAAACGACTGGTGGTGGAGAAGTCAATCTGGAGTATGAAGACATTAGTGCGCAGACGGACGGTTCCACCCAAAGTTTCACAGTAAGCAGTGACTACAAATCCGGTTCATTACAGGTATATTGGAATGGACTACTCCAACTGTTTACGGACATTGGAGAGTTGTCTGTTACTAATTTCACAACTTCATTTACACCGGCAAATGATGACTCACTTGTCGTGATATACATACTTAAATAGGAGCCAACAATGGCAGTTCAAATTTCCAAAGAGCAGGTAAAAAACAATGCGATTGATTCAACCAAACTGGATGGG